ATTTGTACCTTGATAGTTTAATGTATCTGTTGTAGGTGTATAAACACAAGCAGTTTCTCCGTAAAGAGTAGATATTTCTGAAGAAGATAGGGCTTTGTTAAATATTCTTACTTGGTCTATTGTTCCATCAAAAAATTCTTGAGCAACACCTGAAGTTCCTATTCTACCAGTAGTTCCAGTATAAGAATTTAAAGTAACAGTACCAGTTCCATCTATACTGCCATTAAGATATACCTTTACAGTTGAACCAGACCTAGTAACGCAAACGTGATACCATTGATTTGCTGACACAGAAGTACTCCCTCCGAAGTTAGCAGCAGAATATGCCCCTGAAAAATAAACTTTAGGGTCACCAGAACCACCATTCCAAATACCTAAACTCCTTCTTTTTCCAGCAGTTTCATCACCCCAAGCTACAACTTGGTATAAGTAGCCAGAAACTGGAAGTTGATTCATATTAATCCAAGCAGATATAGTAAAATCATTTACGAAATTAGAATCAGTTGTAAACTCTACCTTACTACTACTACCGTTAAACTCTGCACCCCAGTTTATTTGCCCATCTACTCCAAAATCAACATCGGTGGGTGTACCATCATAATTACCACCAGCATCTGAAGCATCGTAGTCTAATGAGTAAAGAGCAATACCACTGCTATCTCCAAATATATCTACTGAATCAGTAGTACAAGCCCCATCCGCAGCAGCAGCTTCTCCTATAAAAAGTCTTTTTCCTAAACTCATATTATTCTATATCTATTGCAGGTGGGTCAAACAAGATAGGTGTCCATTTCACTACATTCTTCTTTGTAGTAAGGGCATTTACTTCTGTTTCTCTTTCTTCCACCTTTGCTCTGATATCACTTCTTTCGGTTGCAATCTCCGATGGGATAGCCTTTGTGGAATCTTCTGCATTTCTCACTACATACCAATCTGTTTTCTGTAACTCTACATTGGCAAGTTCTTTTACCTTTGCTATCTTCTCTGCTTTTAGTTCCGATAATGTACCTTGTATTGTTTTATTAGACTTAGTTCTTTTAAATACACTATTATCAGCATCCCAAGTGATACTACCTAGTTCTTCTACTCTAGGGTCATAAGAATCTGAAACAACATCATAAAACCCTTCTGCTTCTAATGTAGCAGTATCAGCTTTTCTGAAGTTCAATATTACACTACCATCACTCTTAGTGTAAGTACTTGGTAATCTTCTGTACTGGACTATTTGTCCGTTTATCTGTTTTGCCTTCATGTTATGGTGTTGTATCAGTTGTATAAGTTGCTATTGAATAATTTACTATTGCATCTCCATCAGTATCATCAATACAAACTACTTGAATTAAATTATTAGCACTTGTATCTAAGTCAGCACTTCCTACTTTGCTTATTACAGATGTTGTAAAGCTATCTGCTAATGTTATAACTGCACTTGATAAATCAGATCCTGAAAGTAAAATATCTACTACCTGTCCTGTTTTAAGGTCATTTAAACTAAGTGTACAAGTTCCTAAGTTGCCTGTAAGATTAAAAGCAGCATAGTCATCACATTCTAATGCAATAGTACCTGAAGTGGTTGCAATATCTTCAACTCTAGTATATCTGTTGGCTAGTTGGTCATGACCTACACCATTATCAGCAATCTGAATATCATCTGCATTTACAGCAATACCAGTTCCTGCACCTACTGCTAAAGAAGCATCTCCACTTGTTGCATCTCCAGTAAGTCCATCACCAGCAACAATACCAGTAATATCCCCATCAAATTGCTGTACCCAAGTAAATCCACCACTTGTGCTATCATAAGATAGAATGTAGTTGTCTGTTGGGGCATTAGTGGCATCTAGCTTTTCTTCATTTACTGATGCTGCACCTAAGATTGTGCTAGTAACAAAATTAGCACCATACACTTCATCGAAGTTGTCATTAATTTTATCAAATGCGGTTCTTAATGGATCACCTGTGCCATCATTTGCATTATTTCCAATATTTACTGTTTGTTTGCTCATTATCAGTTATTTACATACTTTTTGTTAAAGTATAAATTTAATATTTTAATCATTCATGCATGGTGGTTCAGAATCAATATCAATACTAGATTGATTTGCATCATCTCCCCACCAACTACTACAATATATTACTGCCCAATTAATTGTGTTTGCCATTATCCAAATAAATTACTTGCCAAATACTCAATTGTATCAGCAAAGATTCTAGTAGTACTTGCCAAAGGTCTAACAATAAGTGATTCTACTAAAGATCTATATATCTTACCCCACCCTATTGTGTTGGTTATATCACCCCAGTGTGTACTTTCATAAATTGAACCATAACTCATACTATAACAATACTTTTTTCTTGATTTTGTTATTTAATCTTTCTAAATATGTTTGCAGCTTGACTATGTTCTGCTGCTTTGGCTTATAGCTACCTCTTAAATTACCCATCCTTCAAAACTTGTACCTCCTTTATCAGGGTACACATCTTCATTATTGTTTGTATAATATTCAGGAAATTTAGATCCTGCATTGAAACTCAAATAATCAACTAACCTGTTGATGTAATATTCTGCTGTATCTCTTTCTTTTTCTAGTAGGTAGTCTATTTCTTCTTTTGTTACACCTTCAGAATTTTCTGATGTGTGCTTAAATACTCCTTTATTTGCTATGTTGTAATTTGAGAATGGTAGAAATTCTACTAATGTGAAATGTAATAGTGCAGGTTTTACATAATCATTGACCAATGTCAAGTAATCACCACCTAGTGTGCTTGCTATAATATCAGCTTGTATCTTATTAAGTAATTCAGTACCTAAATAATTCTCTATATGTTTATCTTGTGCAATCTTTACATACTGTATAAACTTATCTGTATCTACATTGCCATTCATTGCTGTGAACTTCACAACATCCTTTCTTGATATAAGTAGTGCTTCTGCCATTATCTTGGGTTTTTATATCCTTTGTTTGGTCTTTTTGATGGTGATGTGCTAACTAGATCAGGCTCTTGGGCTTTAGAAGGCTCTTTGATGCCCTCTTTTGCACGCTCACTCTTGTAGGCAGGTTTTGCCTTTGGACTGTTAGGATCAGGCTTTATACCATCCCTAAACAGATATGTTTTTCTAAGCCAGTAATGCTTGCAGTTAGCACCTCCAATATGTAAGAATATATTATAACTCGATTCACCTGATGCTGCTAGTTCACCATTTGCTGTGCTTTGCTTATCTAAATCTTCTTTTCTGTAGATCTTTTTAGCTGATACCATCTTTTTGCAAAACTCCCTAGAATTTTTACTTACAATTAGTGGTGCATACTGGTATCTTACCATGTATGTTTTTCCTGTTTCTGTTTCACCATCTAGTTCACTTTGTGCTGTGGCTCTGTTAGGTACAACAGATGCTAAACTTAGCATTTTATCTAATGCTTCTTCTTGGTCATAATCTACTGGTCTTTCATCAAACAATTCCCAGCCTTCTTCAAACAGCTTCTCTTCATCTTCACCAACATCACCTATCATATCTAATAACTCTTGATCTGTAGGATCTTTGCTAAGTTTCACACCTGTTTCTTCTTCTCTTGCTTCATCAGTAACTGCATTGTCTGTATCTATGAATTCCAATGGCTGTAATGTCTTAAAATATAATCTTAGACTAATACCATTCACAGATAGAATTGAATCAATACAATCAACAATTAAATCTTGGTAAGGTCTTATGGTGACATTTTGAAATAATAATGATGCAGTCTTGATTTCATCAGCATTATTACCTAATCCACTATTTCCATCTCTAATACCTAAAAGTAATGGTGATGTCACTCTATGTGATACCATTAGCTTTTGCCCACACTCATTAGATAGATATTCATAATGTGCTGGTGCATTATCTAGTGGTACATCATCAATGGTAGTTTTAGATTCTGCATTGTTGTTAAATGCTATAATAACTTTTTCACCTCTTGCACCTGTAAGTTTACTAAGAACATCATTCTTAATCTGCATTTGCTTTTCTCTATCAGGCACACCATTGTTAAAGTTTACTACTTTAGTACCACTAAAACCATTCTGAACATCATTTATTAGATAGTCACTTATTTCAGATTCTAGTTCTGCATAAGCTAACCCTCCTTGATAATCCACAGGGCAGTAGTAATCATAGGAACTGACATACTTTTTTATAATTTTGATTTCAGGTTCAGAACCATTACCAAAACCAAATGCTGCAATTCTTTTTGGTTTATCTGCAGGCTTTGCCTTTTCCCAGTCATGATGATAGTAGTATGCTTCAATATTGCCTTCATCACTATACTTCTCTGCTCTTAGTGTTTGTCTTGGAAAGTGTTCAGATTTTACAACTTTACCATCTTGATACAATACCTGAAATGATGCTTCTCCTAGTAGTTTTAAATCTAATGCAATCTTCTTCAAACAATCATTGTGGAATATAGATCTTAGTGCTGCATATTCATCAGGCTTTGAACTACTATCTAAGGCATCTAAACCTTTCCCATAGATCATGTTGGATACACCATTTATAATAGCATTGTTTGTAGTACTGTTGATGTATAAATCAATCAGATATTGGTAGTAGTTATTATCAGATCCGTATGCTACCCACTTTCTTTTTTTATCTTCTTTTACTTGTGGTCTATTGTAAGATGATAGATTTACTATGTGTAGATTCTCCATTTTATAATACTATAAATTCATTAAGTTGTGAATGCTCTGTATAATCAGAATTGTTTACTGAATATGTTGCTATTGTTTGATTTGTACAGAATATTTTATCTCTGTAAATCAGATTGCTACCCTGTGTAATTTCTAAATTATACATTGTATCTTCTACTAGAGTAAAAGTGTTGTTATACTGATAATAATAATCAGCAGAAACAAAGGATGTAGATGTGCTATTAAAAACTTCTTTGTTTGTTGTTTCATTTATAATCTTAATAGTATAGGTTAGCCCTGATGTATAACTTCTAGGGATGAAGTTGAAAGTTTGGGAATCTGTACTCTGTTGTAAAATAATCATATAAGTACAATAAAATTTACTGTATTTTGTTATTTAAAAGACAAAAAAAAGGGGCAATAATGCCCCCTCTTCCATAAATCAGATTCTATTTATGATGCTTTTGTTGGTGTTGTAGTTAATCCTGCAAAAGGATCAGCTTCTGTAGCATCTAGTAAGAAATTAGCTGGTGTTTGTTCTTGTGCTGTCAATGTCAAAGTGTATCCTGAGAGATCACCCATTGATTGACCAGTTACAATTGAACCACCTGTTACTTCTGCACCATGCTCTGCACCCATAAGGAATGCATCACCATTGTAAGTGTGTACAATCACATGGGGTCTACCCCAAGTAAGTAGTTTCAACTCTTTGTGATCTTCTTTAGTAAGACCAGTAAGTGTTAAACTTAGCGTTTGCTCAAAGAATGATGTACCATTATCTCTAGAAGAATTAATAGTTTGTTCAAAGCTGTTTACACCCTTCAAATCATATTGGTGGTATGTAATAGCTGCAGGTGTATCTGCATCAGTTTGAATATCATCTAAGGCATCCGTATCCGTTCCATTATAGGTAAGTGTCAATCCATAGTCCACAAAGTAAACTGTTTTGATACCACCTACATACTCTTTACATTCAAGAGTACGATTTCTAGTAAGATTACAAGCCATATTGTATATATTAAAAAAGGGCAGGTAGGCTCTTGGCTTACCCACCCTTAATAGTTAATTAATTACCTTTATTAGTTAGCTGAATTTGTAATTCCGTAGGTTACAATATCATCAACAATTCCGTATTGTACACCAGCAGTAAATCGCATCACTACTCGTACATTATCAGAACCATCTAGATCTGACATATCCAAAACCTTAACTTCTTGAGAATCAGCCATTAATCCAGTTCCAAAGAAGATATTGCTTTTTTCTGCAGCCATTGCTGTGTTATCAGCAAGACCTTGTGCAACAAATAGTTTTACACCATCAAAAGAAAGTGATCCATTATTCCACCATTGTGTTCCCATTGCATTTGTACCAGCAGCACCAAGACCACTTGCACCAAATCCACCCAATGCACGAACATAGGCTCTTGCAATGTTTTGGGATACATAAATGTTTAAATCTTCATTTCCATACAATCCAGAAGGAATAGAATCAACAATGAGTCCTAATTGTGAAATTACATTTGAAGAATCTATAGTTGTACCTGCAATCTCTTGTGCAGCAGGAAGTCCAGCATCTAATGCAATCTGTGTAGTCAATCCGTTGAATTGTCCATTGGTGCTAGTATCCCCAGCCCAAATTGACTGCTCTGTACGTTGTGCAACTTTTGCAGCAACATGAGCAATTAAGAAATCAGAAAAAGATGGTGGCAAATCATGGTGTGCAGAATATCCCATCTGTACAGCTTCCCAATCAGAAACAAAATCTTTTTTACATACCTGTAGATTCACTTGTTGGAATTCAGGTTGTAATACTCTTTCTGTAAGTGTGATAGTAGAAGTAGCATCAAAGTCACAACTGGCATCTTTTACAATGTCATTTGTAGATACTTTTTTGATTACTTCCTTAAACTTCACATTAGGTTTTACTGTGATTCCACCATTCTCAATAGTAGATCCACTTAGTAATGCAGCAGAGATGTACTCACCAGCACTCTCACCTGCATAGGTTGTTGTAATTGAAGTAGTTGTAGCCATTTTTAAATAAATTTATTTTTTAATGTTTGAAATTCTTTGTAATACTCGATCCATAGTGTTAGAAGATCCCTTTTGTGCATATAGATTTACTTTCTTTTCTGCTTCTGCTTCAGGATTGTGCTTGATTTTTTCTACCACAGATAATTCTTCTTTCACTTCCACCTCTTGTTCTAGGGCTTCATCACTACTCATTTCTTCTTTGTCTTTGATCATGGCTTTGATTTCTTCAATCATATCCTTAACCTCTGCCAACTCTTCTTTAGTAGCGTAGTTCATTTCTTCTTTTTCTTCCTCTGCTAGTTCTTCTTCAGCAGGTTCTTCTGCAGCTTCTTGTTCACCAATAGATGCAATAATGCCTTCTTCTGCTACTTTTAAAATAGTACCATCTTCAAGCGTATATTCACCAACAGGTAGAGCTACTTTCTCATCTTCTGTTACTATAAACACCTCTTGACCTTCAGCCATAGATTCTGCTTCAATAACAGTTCCGTTTTCAAGTGTAGCTTGTGCCAACTCTACTTCCTTAGTTTCTTCTGTAAGTTCAACACCAAGTGTTTCCTTAATTTTGTTTAACATATCTTGTGCTTTCATATATATACAATAAATTAATAATTAGCTTGTTAGATTTTAGGCTTTTTGTTGGATTATAAACCATTCTGTACCATTACCCCATATCTTGACACCCTCATACGCTCTATTCAAATCAAAAGCAGTATTAGCACCATCTAAATTCTGTGAACCAAATGGTGTAAGGTCAGCGTGAGTTGAATTTGTGAATGTAGAATCTGTGATGATTCGTTTTGTTCTGTTGAGGTTTTTAGTAGCAGTTACATCAGGCAGGGTTAGTGTTGCTGTTCCATTTCCACCACTCCAAGAAAGTACAATAAGTTCTGCTTCATCATAAGTACTTGCACCTAAATCATAAGTTTGCCCATCTTCTACTGTTAGTGTTGTAGGCTCTAAATGGTTTACAATATAGTGTTGTACATCTGTAAGGCTTGTTTTTTTAGTAGTACCTGTTTGGACTATAGGTAAAGTTTCTGCACCTGTAATATTTGGTGCTGTTACTGATGTTAATTCGCTAATCTTTTTATCTGCCATTATTGATATAATTTGTGATCATTTTCTTGTATAAACTTTTCACCCTCTTCTGTAAATAGAAAAAAAAGGCTTCTAGTAATGTTGCCTATCCCTTGTGCTTGGAAACTACCATCACAACATTTTGATGAATAAGTGCCATCTGCACAAAGGCATCCCCTTTTCCCTGATTTAGGGCTTGGTGCTTTTTCGTTATAGTTTCTCATTTTATAGGTACACAATTAGGTACTCTTCTATTTCCTTTTGTTTTGAATCCTATCATCTCATACCCTGCTTGACAAGGTTCTTTAAGAGATGCTTCTAAAAGGTCTAATTCTCTTAGCTTAGATCCTGCCCATCTTAAACCTGCTTTACCTCCCCACAATAAATAGGAAATAGTTCCACAGGCTTCGGTGTTTGATTCATCATAATATTCACCTGCCCTTGATAGATAGCTAAACATTCTTTTTATTGTTTCTACACTAATAGGTTTTCCATCTGCAAGTTGTGTTGCTCTAATCTTACCCACTTGTGTTGCACATTTATTATCAACTTTTTCATTTAGATCAATACCTCTTTTTGCATTGTTCTTTACTGCATCAGGATAATCAGAATAGCTTTCCATTTCTGTTCTTTTGCCATTCTTCTTTCTTTTATCATTTTTAATGATTGCAGATATTCTACTTAGTAGGTATTCAGCTTCTTCATCTTCTATTCTTTGCATTTCTGCAAGTGCATTAGGTTCATTTGGTCTTTCTACCTTATCTGCAAAGTATCCTTCAATAGAAAAGCCTTTAACCTTTCCAGTTTTAATGTAGTTTTCCCACACATCATCATTCATCACTTTCATTGATAGCATCCATGTTCCCAATGGCACATCCATACCATAGGCTCTAGATTTGTCTTTCTCTGTATCTTCTACTATCCATGATTCTACAGCTACCAAACCACTTAAAGCCTTGCCATGCTCTAATGTAGATTTATTGTAGTTGCCTTTGATGAAAAATAATTCACTTGCTTTTCTTACTGTATCTCTAGAGAAATAAATATAGTATTCCTTAATCTCACCTTCTGTATCTTGGCTTTGTCTGTAGATAGGTTTATTAGGGATAAGTGCTGCACCCATTAATATTTTCTTCTCCTTATCTACTTCTGCAAACTTAAACTCTTGACTTTTAAGTGCTACAAAATCTTCTTCTATGGCTGGATTCTCTACTATTGATACAGCTTCAATCCCTGAAACCTCATCATTTTCATCTATAAAAAGTTCTATAATATCCATACTTATACAATAAAAAAGTGTTTATTCTGTTATCCTATTGATGCTTCACTTGTGATATTTCTATCCAACTCCTGTTGTGTTGTAATCTCATTACTTACAACAAATGCTTTAATAGGTTGTTTTTGTTGTCCACTTATAGCTTCTGCTAATTGATTTTCAGGTGCTGCACCTACTACATTGAATGCTGGTGCTGATGCACCTCTAGGTGTTGAAACTGTTGCTACACCTGATGATTTGGCTGCACTCGTTGCATCTTTTATAGCACTAATAATACCAACTGCTTGAGCTGCATATCCAATCAATAAAGGTATGTTCTGTGGGAAACCTACTTTTGCAGTTTGTGCAGATCCCTCTGCTACAGCAACTGTACTTCTTGCTACAGCTTGTGAAGAGAATGCTAGTGTCTTACTGGCTTCCATTATAAGTTCTTTAGCCATTAATGCTTGTTTAGCTATTAATGCTGCCTTACCAATGTTTGATTCTGCTCCTGCAATAGCAATTACATTATCTAAAGATGCTTGTCTAGCTGCATCTAATTTGAGCTGATTAATTATTTCAGAATCTTTTAACCTATTTCTTCTTTCTGTTGCTAATTGTGTTACATCACCTAATTTAGTTTCTTTATCTTCTTCAAGTTTTAATTCTTGTACACCACTAGCTTTTATTGTACTTACTGTTTGTACTTTTTCTCTTACTACTTCATTTGCCTTTTCATCTCTTATTCTTTTTTGCTCTACTGCATTAAGTGCAAGCAGTTCAGTTTCCTTTGCAAATATATCCTCTTTTTCAGCATTAGAATCTTTTAGATCTTGTATCTCTGCTTCTAATAACCTTTTCTTCAGATCATATATATCTTGTGCTGCTTTACCACCAGCTTCAGCTACTGCTATTTCTCTTTCTAGTTCTTTGATAGATTCCTTGGTAGCTTTTTTAATTGCTATAGCTGCTCTTTCTGCTTCATTAGGTAGTATTCCTAAAAACTCTAGAATTGGTCTTGCTGCATCAAATAGAGAATCAAATGCACCTTTTATTGTATCTATGGCTTTACCGATGAATGGTGTGTTTTTAACAAATCTACTTACACCTTTGTTTATAGCATCCCAGTTGTTTACTATTGCACCCAATGCAATTGCAAAAATCCCCACACCAGTTGCTAATAATGCTCTTTTTGTAGTTGTTCCAAATAACTTAGCTGCTATGCCTGATTTCTTGGCTGCTAGTGTAACTTGACCAAAACCTTCTGATACATCTTTTATACCTAAACCTACAGCAATGGCACTAGCTGCTTTCTGTTCAAATTCACCAAAGGCTTCTGATTCTATTCCTAATGCACCTAGTGTTCCAACTGCTGCTGAAAGTGATCCACCAAATATCTTTGCTGCACCATCTGCTGCCATTAGCTTATCTTCTAGCTTAAAGCCATCTATCTCATTGTTTATTTTTTCAATCTCCTTATTTAGGATTTGAGATTTAGCTGCTGCTTCCTTAAAGGCATCAGAATTTCTATCAAGATCTTTTAACTCTTCATTTACTTTTTCTAATTCCTGTTCTAGCTGCCCAAGTGATTTAGAATCTACATCTATCTCTATGTTTACTTTCTTTGCCATTGCTCCCTTTTCTTTTGTTTATATGCATCAGATATTGTTAGTGGTATCTTATTCTTGCCTAATGCAATGTGTGTGTACTCACCAATATTTGTTTCATGCTTTGCTATCTCTAGCATTTCTAAAATATTTGCTATCATGTTGTAGTAATTGTTTCTATTTCTGATATTACATCTGCTTCTGCATAATTTAATCCTGTGTTTGTTCTAGCATAGAACCTTACATAATATGTAGTTGCTGATGTTGCATTTGTTTCTTGATAACTAGCATTGAATGGTGTTGCTGGTCTTTTGTTGTTGGATTGTGTTTCATATTTAATATCTGTAACACTTGATCCTGCTGCAATGTCATCTACATCTGTACCTTCAACATCCGATTGTGTTGTACTAAACAAGAACCCATACTGATCAAGATTAAAACTATTATCTATTTTACCTAATTCACTTATTTGGTATCCCATTCTCCAACTTGATGATGTCACTTCTCTTAGGTCTTGATCTGCTTTCTGCTTATCACTATCAGCTTTTATAAGTAAACTATCTGCAGTTACATGAGCATCAAATATTGTGGCTGGTGTTACTATTACAGGATTACCTTCTGCATCTGCTGTATCAGGTGTATTAGTATCTGCATCAAATTGATTGCCATTGTTCACTATTATAATTCCGTTATTAGCTTGGGTAGAACAATCAGCTTTTAATGTACTATTATCAGCAAATGTAGAATCAACATCAGCACTTACACAATTACCAAACAACGAACTAGCACCAAACTTAACATCTGTTGTTATTAGCTTACCAACTACGCTAGTGGTATTTATTAATTCAAGTTTAGACAATAATGTACTATAGTTGGTGACTAAATTATTTATTCTGTATATATTTCCACCTATCTTTAAAGTGTCATTAAGATTAATATTTAACAAAACACTCAAAGGTAAAAACGCTTGTGTTTTAGTCAGCCTTCTTTGACTATCAAATACTTCTTGTATGTAGTTTTTATAATATTCATTAAATAATGTTTTAGTGAAAGGCTCTTGAAAGAATTCATTTTGTTCTGCATTGAAATTTAGATTCACAGAATCTTCTGAAAAACTCAATGAATTACTAGGCATGTATATATTAGTTCCAGCAGAAATAACACCATCAGTATTATCGATATTTACATACTTAATATCTCTTGTTGATGATTGCTGTACAGCATAGAACAATAATGGTTTGCCTAGATATGGTTCTTGGGTTTTATTAGCTGACCACCCCCATTGTATATCTGTTCTAGTATTAGAAGCACTTAAAGATGTGTTTCTTAGTTTCTCATATTTGAAATGCTCAAAAGGCACTTTAACAGAATAATCTTCTCCTGTAAACCCTCTAGTGCTTCCCTGACCTAGATCAATATCATTTGTACTAACACTACCCCAATCATATCCAAATTGTTCTTTGTGGTTAGCAGCTAAAAAACTATCTGTGCCTTCATAGCCAAATTCAATTTTTTTATAAGGTAATGTTCCTTCTATTACAGAACTATCTTTATCCAAATACTCTGTTACATCATAAACATTACCACTTAAATTGTAAAATTGATCTATTGTTTGGACATTTATTTTACCATCCTTATCTACATAAGAAGTGAGATTAAATACTTTAAATAAACCAGTTAAAAAATCTAATATTTTTATTTCAGGTAATTGTGTAGAAGCATTAATCCTAGAATAACCTACACCAGCATTCCCTTCAAAAGACATGGTTCGATCTCCCCAAAAAGAAAATTCTTTATCTCTTTTTAATCTTATTTTAACCTCGTAGTTTCCAGTTGAACCACCATAAATGAAAAAACTATGATTTCCTTTAGGTATTAAAAACTCTTTTGTTTTGGCAACATGATTACCATTATCTAATTCAGGTGTTAAAGTAATTCCGTTTATATGCCTTCCTTCAGGGCTTCTTATTATTATACTAAAATCCTCATTGCTTGGGGCTGTTACTTCAATTTGACAAAATACAGGAATTTTCTTTATATCAGAACTTAATGATGGTTCAGGAAGTTCTAAGTAGTCATTATGTACTTTACCAATACCTTCACCTGAATCACTTAAATCAACTTTGTTCGATAAAAAGTTTGTGATAGGTGTAAGTTCATCTTGATTAGTAAACAATTCACCTGTTTTAGTGTGTAGCCACAAGTAAAGATTATTGATTACAGGATTATCTTCACTAAAAAAATCATCTGAAAATATTAAACCCTGTTCCCCATATTGTGCTTCTATAGCTTTAATGATAGCCAATACTTTAATAGCTGGTTTTAATTGTTGTAACTCTAAACCAGTATCATAGGTATTGCTAGTATCATTCCACAAGTTATTATACTGATCACTGTTTTCTAAAGCAGATGAACCTGTAGAATCGTTGTAGAATAACCTCTTGGTGTGTGTTATTAATGGAACTATAATAGCATCTTCTAATGTACCTGTGCCTTTACCTTGAACATTTAAATCAGCAGAATCTGTATTATAATCTACATCTAAACCTGATTTTAAATAAGATAAAATATTATCTGAAGTATAATCAAAAGTGAATTGAGCATTCAACATTCCTAAACTACCTATAATATCATCTTGTAGGATTTCCTTTAAAACAACACCGCTACCATAAAAAGTTATTTTATATGTGGATGCTTTGTTGTCTTTAGTTGTAGCACCTTCCAGTTTTATATACCCATCTTTGTAAAATTGGTTGTTCAGATAAAGTTTTGCCTTGTGTTTTCTTTGTGCATCAAATCCAGCAATGTGATAATTGTAGAAGTGTTTAAATATCTTATTATTCTTTTTTGATGCTGGTACACTAAAACTTCTTGAATAGTCAGTAAAGACCTTCTGTATGTCTTTTACATCTTGTAGGCTTTGGGTAATAGTGATAGATTCATCTTGGAACAGTTCTACTTGATCATGTCCTTCTGTATCATCATTATATATATAGATCTGTAAATTGAGCATTATCGTACATTGTTTATCTTATTGAATGCAAATTCAAAATCAATTGCATAATTGCTTAATCTATCATTCACACTTGTTTGGAATGTAAGATCTTTGCTTTTTGGGATGATAGGTAGTGTTTGATTGTTCCATCTTATAAATACATTCTCTGATAAAAACAATTCTTCTATTGCACTATTAAAATCTTCATTTACAAAACCTGTATTTAATGTGACATTTGTCCTAGCATTAGTATTGTATCTTTCTCTTTGACCCTGATTAATAGAATATGTAGCTGTGGCATTGGCTAGGGTATTCCTTTTGTAGGATTCATCAGTCACACTAAATGTTTCTGTGCTTTTCTTAAAGAAGTATATATCTTGGAATGCACCATACTTATTTACAAAAGTAACTTTATAAGGTGTGAACTTAGGCTCACAGATATTGTTGATTTTTATGGTTCTTAATAGTGTTGTATCATCTGTATCATAAACTCTAATAAGATTGCTATCAGCAGGGATATCTACATATTGAATCTTTTGATCTGTATTGCCTGTATCTGTTATCTGTGTATCTGAACTATCAATAGTCACTTTTCCTACACCTTCAGCAAAGATTGGTAGTTTAGCTGCTGTTCCTTCTAACAAATAAAGTGTGTTAGTAGTTAGAAGTGCATTTCTTGATAATTCAGCATTTGCACCTTCTTCAAAGAAACCATAGCCATCTGTGGCTAGATATGTATTTATAACAGGTGAACCATAACTTAATTCCACACCATTATCATCTAGCATTCTAGAATCTACCCTCACCCATACTGCATAGCTTACATAATCATCATTAAACTTTATATCAATGTAATCCCTGATCAATTCTGCTATCTCAAAATTTACTTTGGTATCTCCTATGATAAGATCCTTACTAAGCTGGTATCTCAAATCTGCATCTGTGTAACTTGTGTCAGTTCCACTATATACATAAAGCCTTAAATTTACACTACTGAATGCCATTAAAATATTTTTTCTATTGTTCGTGATACCCAATCTTTTCTATACAAATGCTTGACTAATCTGCTAGTGTCAAATGTTATATAGTATTCTATTGGATCTTGTGATGCTGTAGTACTTGGAAATGTTTGATAAGTATTGATATAAGTAACTTCATTACCTCTTGGGTACCTAACCTGTAGTGGTGAACCTCCCACACATATATACTGACCTTTTAACTGAAATATATTATCTACAGCTATAAATGCTTCATATTTGCCATAATGCACAAAGTTATCCCTGAATGGTTTCCAATTAATATCTGTTGCACCTGTTCCTTCACTTGCAATATACCCTGGATTTCCATTTGGGTTTTGTACAATATTATTTAGAATACCAATGTAAACCTTAGTAGTAGCACCTGTACATGGCTGTAATTCAAAAATGTTTGTTGGTGGCTGGTCTAATGTAATTACTTTAGTTACTGTAGTACCTGCATTCTGATATCCACTTGGTATTACTACTGTGAATGTTACATCTCTACTTGTAGTTGAGGTTACTGTATCAAAAGAAGTAGGGCTAAAACTTTGTATCACTACATTAGTACCATTGTTATCTTTAGCTATTCCCCCTATAACCTGTCCTGTTGTAAGGATTGCTTGATCATCAAAATCAATTGTATTTACATCAAATATTGGATCTACATTCTGTGGCTGCTGTACAAATGTTTTATTAATCTGAACAGTTGCACCAGCATTAGAATATCCATTTGGTACAGTAATGTCAAAGTACAATGTAACTTGTCTACTTACACCAGTATCGTTAGGGAAATAATCATCTCTAGCACCCCCAGTAGGAGAAAGCCTTATATATTGTATAGTACCTACTACACTTGGATTTATAATTGTACCATCAGGTTGTACTTCACCACCTAAAGGATTTGCTGTGTTTTCATCAAATGTAACTTGGCTTGTAAATGTTACTGTGAACACTTTATTAGCAGTACATCCTGTTTCATGATCATAGGCTGTTATTGTTCCTGTAAATGTACCTGCTGTGTTTTTGGATGTGATTACCAATAAACCATTTTGTGCAATAACTACATCCATTGCTGTAGGATGATAATGCTGTACAGAATATTCATCAACTGTTCCTGTACCTGTAAAATGATTACCAATATTCGATCCTGCTGATGCACCACCTGTATCTAAGTTAAAAGCTAAAGATGCTCCTGTAGCTGATACTACTGCAGCACAACTAAGTGAAATTGCTGATTGTAAAGCTGTAGCTTCTATCTGTATCACATCACCTTCATTAGAAAACCCTGCTGGTACTTCTACATAAAATATTACTGTTCTGTTTGTGTCACTTGTTACTGTTGGGAAACTTTCATCTACAAAATCAGAATCATTAGAATCAATATCTACTATCACACCAAAATCTAAATCAGGTAATCCAATAGTACCAGCTTCATTTACTGTGAAGTTTGTTAGTTTTGCTGTTGCTGCTACAAATTCAGGTGTAGGTGCTACTGGCTCTGCATAGCCTATATAAAATGGTGATCTTACATTTATCTTTGTACTCATGTGTTAAATCTTTTTTGATCTAGTGAGAATGCCATCAGATCTTCTACATCTAAAGCAAACTTATCTACTAATTCATTTGGTAATTTCTTGAAGTGCTTTTCAAATGGTTTTGTAAAAAACAAACTAGGCTTTAAGCCTTTGTTCCAAATTGATCTTGATATAAGAAATGCTGTAGATTTATAACTCATAAACTTGCCCTTCTTATCTCTAAACTGAAATCTTCTTCTTTGTACCCATTTCAATATCCCTTCACTTAAACCACCTTTCTTTCCTTTGCCACTTCCAAATCTAGCTAGTGTTGGATATCTCCCTAATTCAACATAGGAAGATGTCTTGCCATGCACACCCCTATCTTGATAGTAGCCATACTCTTCCATCAAGAACTGCAAGGTGAAGCTGTTTTCATGCACTTCTACATTCCCCTCTAGGCTCTTAGACAATGCACTTGATACATTCTTCTTTCTTAGGTTCTTTTTAGCATCCTTAATGACTGCATCCCTAAAATCTTCTAAAGCCTTTTTTCCTTTAGTTAGCATACTGTCATTTCATTAGTAGTTACTACATTGAAGGTAGATACCCATCCTGCCAACTTGTTTTCAAATCTATCTACAAATGGCTCACAGGTTACCTCTGCTTCTATTTGGTACTTATCCCTGTACAGATCACCTCTTTGTAAAAGACCAATTAATCTGTTTTGTACTGCTAGTTGTGTATTTAGTACATCTTGCTCATTATCATTACCAATGAAATCATCTGTTGTTTCTTCTTTGCTTTCATCTACCACATCCATTGATAGAACACTAATACTAAATTCAACTGTGTTTGTGCTTATGGTTGCATCATTCACTATGATATGTGATAAAGGGAAAATGGTCTGCTTATTAAGATCAATGTCATCTAAGCTACCATAAGTGACTGTATTCACAAATGGCTCTGCTATTAGTGCATCTTTAATCTTATCTATTAAATCATAAAAACCTGTCATTGGTTTATCTTTTTAATTTGTTGTTTCTCTAGTTCTACTTTCTCTTTCTCAAATGTCAAGTACAATAAACAAGTGTGTACGTTTAAGGCTGTGACAGCATCGAATTTGGTAACATCTCCTCTACCAAGGACATAAACAGACTGATACCAACTCCATTTCCTTCCAAAGTTTCCTTCTGCTGTGTAGTCAGGTTCTGATCCATCTCCTTCTCCAAATAGTTCAGGATAATCTCTAACAATTCGTTGTTTAGTTTCCAAAAAAAAACCATGGCTCCCATTGCAATATCTAGTGGCATTCTTTTCATTGCTTCAGCATTCTTAATACCATCATACTCTTCTATTAGGTATTTATCACCCTTTTTAAAAGTGACTGGTCTATATAGGATAGCCATTGCCTGATGCATTGTTTTCCAGTCTGTGATAGTTTCATCTAGATCTATAAACTCACCAAGGGTCATATCATCTAGATCAGGGATAAAACCAAACTCTACATCATCTAATTTGAATGTTGTCTTTAGCTTTGGCTTTTCTGCAAATACCCCATCTATATTAGATAGGATATCTTTTACAGTTGATACTCTAATCTTAGCAATATCTTTCAAATCAATATTACAGAATATCTCTACTGTTTTGTGGAACAAGAAATTACTGTTGTGGTTATCAGTTGTGTTCACCTTATCAAACTTTTGATATTGTTCTAAAGTGATCTCTGATAAACTTTCAGGAACTGTTATTTGCAACTTCATATAAGTACAATAATATTTAGTGAATTATGTATAAAACAAAAGGGCAACATTTCTGCTGCCCCTCTGAACCAAATTAAACAAATGAAAAAAACATCAATTAAGATATATTCTATAAACTTCTCTGTAGAACATATCTACAGCATCTTCTAGTAGTCTAGAATTTTGTTTATATTCTTTACTTCCGAATTTAACTATTTTTTTATTCATTACCAAATTTAATTTCACAGTATGCCCACCATTGACATATCCCTTCTGTGTTGGCTTTTCTACAATATAGATATTGTTATCCCAACACTTCTTTCTCACAATCCAGCTATCCATAGTAAACCACTTTGTAGGATCTTAAATGCTTCGTATAGTTGATTTGCATAAAGTATAATGTACATACATGAAAATATCATTGTTGCTGACATCATACCGAATAAGCCACCTTGAATTATATCTTTTTCAATAGGTGATAATCTGTTGTAATAGTTCTTTAATTGTTTCATGTCTATTAAATTTAAAAGGGGCATTTCTGCCCCATTGTTGTTGTTTACTTGTTATGCAGTTTCTAATAAAGACAAAGTATCATTAACTTCTTGAAGTTCATTTTTATACCACTCTTTGTAAGGCACAGATTGTATCTTCATCTTGTTTCCATTTATGCTTGTCCAAGAGCATTTCTCCTTTATCTCTTCAACCCCATCAGCAGTCCATTGTGAAGGTAAAGAGCCATCATTTTTTAAAGTGACTTTTCCATCTACTTTGCAAACTGTGAATGCACCTACTACTATTATGTAATTGTGAGATATTAAACCACCATGCAGTCTTGTTTGGTACTCTAGTTTGCTTTTTCTTTCTTTTAAACTTTTTGTAATTTGTTCAGTTTTCATAATTGTTATTGTTTTATGATGCTAATATATAAACCTTTTTGGTTATAAACAAATTTTTAATAAATATAATAAGTGCCTTGATGTGGATTCTCTAGAACAGACATCATAATATATCTAGCAGCATCTATAGCATGATCTCCATTCATAGGATTAGGTTTTTGCAATGTGTTGCCTAGTTTATCTTGCAGCCAAACATATCCCCTGAGTTCCTGTTGTAGGTTCTTAGATCTGTTGGTAACATATATTTTATTCTGATTGATTAGGTTTATACCATACACTATAGAATCCCTTCCCTTCTTTACTGGAAATATCTGATGCCCATAGTTTCTGATTTCTGCAATACTCTTAGGCTCACTTGAATCAGCATAAATTATTTCCCTAACATCATTGTTTTTTAATAGCTGTGATATGTCTGAATTAAGCATCCCTTTTCTGTACAGCATTTCATCAAATATGTAGGCATCATTGTATTTGTACAATCCTATAAGTGCTGAGCTATCCACACTATAGCCAAAATCAAGCCCATAGCCCATCAATTTTGCATCTTCAGGTATATTTGGTATCTCATACCATTCAGGGATACAAGCCCCCTCTAAATTGCCTGTTTCACCTTTTAGATATACTCTTACAAAGTTTGCCCAGTATTCAGATGTCTTAGCTTTAGGTATTGCTTTCTCTAGTTCCTTTACTACAGTAGCTGGTAGTGCTTCATTGTCTTTATATGTTAGTGTGATGTAATCTGTATCAGGTTGCCCTACTAATTCCTTATCTACCCAAAACAAAGATGTAGGGTTGTAGTCACACCATATTGTTCCTGATGTTCTAATTGCTAAGGCTTGATACATATCTAATGTGATGGTGTTGCTTTCATTACAATACAGATCTGTTCTTCTTGCTCCCCTAAGTCTTTCTTCTGATTCTGTGCTGAAGAATTCAATGTATGATCCTGAAGTAAATGTGTACCTCATTAATGTTTTGTTGTGCTGGGATTCTTTGTACCTATTAAGACCTTTAAGGATTTGTTGGAAATCTCTATAAGCACCTCTTCTAAGTGCAGGTACAGTTGATGTAACTACAGAAATAGTTTTGTTTTTATTTCTAATAGCATAATCAATAAGGATAAGAAGGATGCAAATGGTTTTCCCTGCAGCAGAACCACCTTTTACAATCCTAACCCTTTGGTCAAGTTCCCTTAGCTTTTTAAGTGCTGTTGTAGTTTGAATTTCCATTCATGCCCAACAAGTAGTTTTGGTTATCTACTCTGTTAGGAAGATAGGCACATCTTCATTAATTGTGATGTCCTTAGTTTCTTTTGGTTTACCTACATAGTAGGATAGATAAAGTTTGATCCAATTGATGTCACCTGATGCCACTCCCTTCTTCATTGCCTTGATTGCATCTTCTTCTAATGGGCTTAATTTTTCAAATAGCTTTACCTCTTCAGCTTTAGGTTTTCTACCTGCACCTGCTCTAGCACCACCATTTTTTTTTCTTCCATCCAAGATTGAAAAAGTTTGTTTATTCAATAATACAATAAAAATACAATTGTTTTGTTAAATGATCACATCATGATATATCCTTAAATACAGACATATTTACTTCATACCCTGCTTCTTGTAGGTATTCATTTTGCTTTTTTACTTTGTTGTGCAGATCTTCTAACTCTTTTATTAGTAATTCATTCTGATGCTGCAAACTATCTATTATTTGATCTGATTTAGCTATCCTTAGGATTTGCTCTTGTACATCTTCTTCACCATATAATTCTTTAGCTCTTATGTACTCTAGTAAAGATTGTATTGCTTCAGCTTTTGATCTTGTGACCTTATCAAATCTAATTAGATCTTCTATGGTTCTGCAGTTGTGTAGAACTGTTGCATGATCTTTATTAGGTGTAAGTGTTTTGCCTATAGCAGAAAGAGATAGGTGTGTGTAATCTCTGCAGAATTTAAAATATAGTTTTCTAGCTGTTACATTCTCCCTTTTTCTTGTATGTGTTTGGTTGAAATCATCTAAATCAATACCTGTCTTTTTTGATACTACTCTTCTAATCAAATCTGTTTCCATGCTTAATGTCTTTTAATGTTTTGTGTTCTGCTTCTTTTATTGCTTTTTTTATACCTGCACAGGCTTCATAATCTTCTTCAGCTTCATACAGTTTAAGTGCATTGTAAAGCTCTTGAATTGGATGCCCTCTATCAATATCATTAATTGCTAGATAATAGAATTCTGATATTCTTTCTTCCCTATCAAGTTGCCTTAACAATTCTTCTTTTGTCATTTATTCTTTTATAAGATTATTCCTTTTTCTATAGTTATATACTTCAACAATTTCTTTCACAATATCTCCTTCCCTGTTATATACATTTAGCTTTCTTTTGTAGCTATTCTTTATTAAATGATCTACATCAAAATTTTCATTTGTAATCATTATTCTTTTTAAGGCTCTAACAAATTTTGTTTGTTTTGCCCTTTCAATTACATCAGACATTTGGATACAGTTATCAAGCACAGCATCTCCTAGATCAATATCAATATCATATTTTTTATTCTTTATGAGGGATGAGCTACTATTTAATGTTGAATTATATGCATCTACAACAGTCATAAAAGGAAAATCATCTTTCCAATCATCTGTTAATTCTAATATTTTCTTACATGATAAACTACCTTTTACTGCTTGATTATGTAATCTATCTTTTGTAACCCAATCTCTTCTATCATTATTCATTATTTCAACATCATCTGCTGTAGAATAATTATTTATTACATACCAAATTGGCAAATTGTTTTTCCTTAAACTTATGAATCTATGCTGTCCATCTGTTATGTATCCATCACTGGTTACCATTAAAGGTGTTTTTAACCCATGCTCTAGTATTGATTTCTCTATAGTCTTTAGGTTTTTAGGATCAATATCTCTATTGTGTTCGATAAAATTAAATTGATTGTAGTCTGTTGTGCTTCTTAATGCAAATAATGGTTGTTTCATTTTAATTATGTTTATTGTTATTGTTTACTTTGCTGTACCTCTGTAGATGTGCTGGTCTAGTTTGTATTTTATTTCATCTAATGTGCAGTTGTGGAATATCTTGAAATAAGCATCTGCTGCTAATCTGTATTTTGTTCCACCTCTTTCTATTACTTCTTCAGGTACATCTATTAAACCGATATCTCTTGTGATTTTATTAATGTAGATGAATTTAAATTCTTTTGCTTGTGGGAATAGTTGCAAGTATATCCAAGCCTGTAGATCATAATGCATATTCCTTACCTTCCATTCAAAATCTTCAGGGGAAGTGATGCCTGTTTTTAGATCATAGATAATATCACCACACACCATATCTGCTTCAGATCTTACTGGTACATCATCTATCATTCCTACACTAGGCACTTCTACTTCTGAATTCTTTCTGATCTCCCTTAGTTCTTCATTGTTATCTAGCTTCTCACAAAGCCATTCAGCAATGTTTCTGTGTTTTGCTTTGAATACATTATCATTACCATACTTAGATACAGCATCTTTGTATTCTTTTGCATTTATTCTTTCTGCTTCTACATAATGCTTACCATAAAACACATCAGGTTCTAAGTATAGCCAATGAGTAAGTTTGCCAAGTATTAGGGCTTCTGATTCTTTACCCTTGCCTTTGGCATCATCTTCCATGTATTTAAGCTGTGTGTTTGGTGAATTAAGTATGTTTCTAAGCATACTAGAAGATAAAGCATGTTTAGCTAGATGCCCATAATAAAATTCATCTGAATTGGCTAAGGTGTTTATTTCTTCTACACCATAATTCTCACCATTGAATAATCTAATCATAATTCAAAAGGTTTTATCACTATTTCCAAACAACTACATACAAAATGCCTCCTAATAACTACCCAAGAATCATTCCCTCCATCATCTAGTATTGTATCTCCTATGCTTGGCATTACACCATAATCGTAGAATATTTTTTTTATTTCTTTTAAAGCAACTGTGAAATATGTATCATCATCAATTCCTTTATAAACATCATCTGTGGTAATATGCAATTTAAAATCTTTTTTCGCTATCATAATTGTAAAAAATCTTGTTCTTGTTGTTTTCTGTTTTGTAATTCTTTTTCTATTGCCCTGTAGTAACCATCAAGGTGGTTTGGGTTTTTAAGCTGCTGCTCTAAATAGTCTGTGGTGGAATATAAAATATCTATCATTGTTTATTGTTTTAAACAAATATAAACATTTTTTTAATTACTCATATCTATAAAGTAACAATATTCCTTTGGCACTCTGTAAAAAGTATCCATACCTTTCCTGTAAGGTGAATTGATAAAGATCTCCTTTTTGTATTTCTCTTGGTATATAAAGCTGCTATAACAAGCAATGAAATGATCTGAATGATGTGATAGTAGTATGTACCAAAAAGCACCATCCTTTGCAAACTTTTCTTTTCTTCCTAAGAATGATACATTATCATATTCAAAGTCTTTGGCACAAGTAAATTTCTTATTTAGCATCTCTACTTCAACTCTTCTTTCCTTCCCTCCCTTGTGTGCTATTATATCCACCTTGTAATCTTCTTCCTTATCCACAACTGTGTAGCCTTTTAAATCTGCGTAGTGTGCTATTCTTTCTATCCCTGTATCATTAAATTTATCATACAATTCTTTTACAAACTTACCTGCTCCTTTATTTTTCATTCTTCTCTAGTTTTAGTTGGACAATAAGTTTTTGGATATAACAAGCCCCATCAAGAAGTTCTTCTTTGAGATGTTGTAGCCATTCTACAGTATCAAGGTTGTTTTCTTGTAATGTCTTACCATACTTAACTTGACCTCTTTTACTTCTCTGTGTTAGTTCGTACTTTACTGCTTCTACTATAGGATCATTACTATAATCATCTGTTGATGTAGAAACCCATCCAGCTTCTAACATATCATGGTACTTATTTACTGAATCACTCATTATTATATTGATTTAATTACCCATTCTAAGAACCTAAATACAAAATACCCAATGATTAGATTAGCCATACATATTCTTATAGTCCTTTAGCATCTTCTCTGCTTCTTGTAGTCTTTGGTCTGCTGTTCTTGCTCTTGTGATGGCTCTGTTCTTATCCGATCGTGATGTAGTCATGTGCTTCTCTACTAGATCTTGTTCCATGATCATATTGTTTACATATAATCCAATCCTAGCCATTGCACTTACTGCATCAGCTATAGCATCATCATTAGGATTCTTTTTCTTTAGATCTAAAACTAGCCCACTTATAAGATTGAAATCTGCAAAGTATTCTGTTTCTTTTAAAATGTTTATTCTCTTGTAATTGCTTAACATATCTATTTGTATTGATTATATACTTTCACTAGGCTTTGCCATACTGTCTTTGCGAAACTGCAGGGAATACATTCTATCTTCTGATTGAAGATTCTGTTATATATGGCAACAAATTGTTTTTGTTCTTCAGGTGTAAATCTATTCTTATTTGTTTCTACTGCCATCTGAACAAGTTCAAATTCTTCTTCTGTGAAGCATTGTGGCTTTCTAGAAGGGAATATCTCATTTAGTTTCTGCTTTCTTTCTTCACATCCACAATCTTTGCCCATTTCATCAAATACAGTATCTACTGCTTTCTTAATGCCCAATGGTTTTGTTATGTGCTTTTCAATAGTATCACCTAATCCTTTAGATGCATCTTCTAAGTTCTTCTTATACTTTCTAAATGCCTTAGTCCTTTTGTCTATTGGTGGTGATTCTTTCCCAGTCTTGTTGTTTGAAATCTTCATAATCTTCTTGTAGTTTTTCTTTTAATTCTAATTTAAGATTTTTTAAAGTATTGAAAATGCTTACCCAACTAATATTTGTTTCTGCAGCTATTTTTCTCATACTCATATCAGTTTGACTATATACCTTAAAAAGCATTTTATCATACCAATGCCAATCATCTACAACTTCATCTACCAACAAGCATATCTTGTGAAAAGCATTGTTTTCTTCTATGTTGTCATGTGCTGGTAGCTGTATGATGTTTTCTTGATCATCAATGCTAATCTTTTTTATTTTCTTTTTTTTATTGTACATCTGAAATGTTAGGCTTTTCAATGTGAAGTACATATACCCTCTGCTTACTTTTCCATTCTTAATTATCCTTTTAGGATCAGAGTATTTATATAAAGCCAAATAGCTTTCCTGTACTACATCTTGTGCTTCATCATAAACACCAAAGCTGTTCACTATCTTAATCCACTCTTGATGTTGTGATGCCACAATGTTTAGCCAAGATCCTCCCATACAACAGTTATAGATATAAATCCAATTAAACATTGTAGTGTATGCTCCCTCCCATTATCAAAATCAGAGAAGGAATACAATGCACCCATTACAAAACCTAGAACAGGTGCAAATGAAATCTCTGCATTCATTGAATATCCTAAGAATAAAAATGATATGCCTATTAATATTGTTACTGCTAAATATATCATATTTCCATTTTGATTTCTTCTATTTCTTTACCCATTAAATCTTTGCCACAAAATTCAAAACCTACATTGTTTTTTTGCATTTTTACCCTGATAGGTTCATCAAGTGGTGTTGGTCTAGCACCATAGGATTCAATTTCTTTTACTTTCAGTACATGAAGATCTGTGTACATCCAATCATCATGATGGACATATCTGTGTACACAATACATTTGATCACTTCTATTAATCATCTTCACACCACCTTCAACTTGTGAACCTTGTAATGGCATTGGATGCCCAGCATAAGGATGTGAAGATGGATGTACTTTTCTGCTGGCTTCTGTTACTCCATGGCAATTTAAGTACAATGAAACCTTGTTCTGTTTAGCAAATAACCT